AGGTTAGAAAAGGAAAAACTTCTTAATTTCGATGCGAATTAATATATTTAGTTTTCATAAAAGCCACCTGTCTAATCTTCATTTTTAATCTTCACTATTGTTTCATTACTTTTTCTAATTCTTTCATTTTTAATTCTCCTTTCAAATTTTATAAAATACAAAAAGCTAAATATCTTTAATAGATAAATAGCCTTTTGAATTATTTATAAATATTTCGTTATATTTACATTGAAATTATCTTGTTGCATGATTAGGATAGTCTATCATCATGAGTTGCAATAATCATTGTTATCAATGTTTATTTATTTCACGTATACCTCGAACTCCATTTGCTACACCTAATATCATTGCCATTAGCGATATTAGTTTCAATTCCACTTTGCCTCCATATACAATAGTTTTAATAAAAACCATTGCGGCAAGTATTCCAACTACTATTTGTAGTATTGATAGAACATACCTGTACTTACTTCCCATAATTCATGCCTACTAATATCTTCTCACCGATTTCTTTGTAATAAATATATTTATTGCGAAATAAATATTTATTGTTCCAATTGTTTCACACAATCTTCTAATAATGTTGGGATAATATTCATGATACGGCAGTATGTATGCCAACACCACACATGCTCCTCCTATTGCAACTGTTACCACAAAGCTCACGATACGATTTTTCTTTGACAACAAATCACCATAGTCATTTTTTTTATATTTCTTTGCCATTAACAATGTTGATAAAAAAACCAAAGGTGAGAAAGGCACAAACAACAATGCCACCATGTTAATAGCCATAATTATAATTATCGCTACCATAATTCAATGTAACCGCTATTAGGAACAGCATCTACAGAATCAAATTTTCTAGCTAAAAATGTTCCTAGATCAAGATAAGTATCTACTAAGGGTTTATAGTTAAGTGCCATAGTTTATCTCCTTTACAGTAGTTTATATTTTTTATAATAACACAAACTACTGTAAAAATCCTCCATATCAACTTATTAGTTGTGTCTGCATTAGTATTTTTTGAGATAGTCCTGTTTTCAATACTTTTCGCCTTACCACTTCGGACTGTCCAACATCCTCAGAACCCCCAGCGGGGGTCCAAATCTTTCTCGCATATAAAAATAGACGGTGCTTAATTGCACCGTCTATTTTTATGGCGGAGAGAGGGGGATTTTGCAGCTCGACCGTTTCCTCTCTGGCTTCGCTTTTATCTTTAGTTGCTCGCCAATCGCGGACGGTCTGTGTCTGGGACCTGCCATCCCTCTGCCTCTCTTCGCTCGGCATATGGGGCTAGGTCCACAGAACCCCTGGGGATTCAAATCCCTGTCTTTACATAAAAAATAGGTAGCACATAAAGTGCTACCTATTTTTTATGGCGGAGAGAGGGGGATTTGAACCCTAACAGTATATATTGATTACATATGATTGCGTTGCGAACCCATTGAAATATCAACGTTTTTTGATTTTGATAAAATCGCAGTAAACTATAAACATCGGACAAAAAGTCACGAAAAAGTCACGAATTTTGATAAAGAAAAGAGGGGGTTGCAACCCCCTCTATCTTGACGTCTCACGTGTACACGGTAGGACAACACACTGTCCGCTCCATCAACACTACGGTGCGTATAGCACTTTGTTGATAAATAAAGCAGCATGGCACATGTGAATTCTCGTCCATCGACTTACCCCATTCTGGGACACAGCGTTTATCCTCAATCTGCTTTTTTATCGTTAGTAAAGGTGAACCTGTATGTATTCACCCTCAACCGCAATCAATACGGTTCTCTCGAAGTTATTATAACATACTGAAACCTATGGCGTCTAGCACGGCTGTGTAATGCCCCTCACTAAAGAATACGGCTATATCATTAAATATCTGCATGCTACACCACCGACACCTCACCGCTCTTGTTTGCAGCTACTTCAACCTTATCGTCTACAACTAACTTTCCGTCCTTGATAATATAGATGTTATCACCCTTAACGATACCCTTTTCAACACGGCTACCATCTGCATTGAAATACTGCCAACCATCATTGACGGTTACCCAACCAGTACACATAACACCGTCCTTATCAAAGTAGTAGTTCTTGCCGTTTATCTCGTGCAGTCCATTTATGTATAGGCTACCATCAGAAGCAAGGTAGAACCATTTTCCGTTTATGTTTTGCCAACCAGTTACCATCTTGCAATAGCTGTTGAAATAGTACCACTTGCCATCAATCTCGTTCCAACCTTTAACTGCATAGCCACCGCTGTTGAAGTAGTACCACTCACCGTCAATCTTCTGCCACTCGGACTTATAATAAGTGCCGTCCTTTTTCTTAAACCACCAACCGTGATTATCCTGAATCCAACCGTAGGTCTGAAAGTTCGGCACGACGAAACCCCTAATAAAACGTCCGTTGATTGGTATTCTTCTATATCCAGTAGAATGGTTGTTGTGGATATTAAACTCAAACACGTTGATATATCCACCGCCTGCGGAAACAACGATACCAACGTGGCTTGCACCAGTGGTATTGTCACCTCGTCCGCTGTCATTCCACGCATAGACTATCCAGTCTCCGCTAGTTGGCACGTATGCGTCATTTTCTACCCAAATACCCATATTTTTAGCCTTATTTACGATTGTGCCTACGTTAGCTGAACAAGGGTAGGCGTCACCTACACCGCATAAATAAGCTATTGCAGAGGCACAAGCCGCACAAAAGTTAGCCGTGTAAGTCATCGCCCAACCGTCAGGCTTGTGTTTATTAAATTCGTCAATCAAGGTGCGGTGTGAACCGCCCTTGAAAGACATTCCGTTGTAACGTACTGCTGTATTAACTATCTGCTCTCTTTTCCCCATTGTCTAGCACCTCTGCATTTCTTAATCCCTTTTCGATTTCGGCTGTATTTAGTTTATCTGTTGGCACTCCATAACTCATTGCCCTTGCACTATCCCCAGTACCCTTTGTTGTGGGGTCTGTAATGATACCTATAAGTGCTAGTATGTCTAAAAGCATTGATACAAGATGCATAACTGCATCTTGTGGCACTTTAGGAATAATTCCAAAAGTAGATAGTATTGCGTATATAAATGATAGCACTTGTGGGATAAAGCATATGAGCCACGCTCTGTTCTTAAATCTAATTTTCCAATTAATATTCATCATAATGATTCCCCCTTTTATTGATATTCATACCAAAATCACTAACAGGCAAAGTCATGACCTCTTTATATACGTCCTCTGCATAGTGATTACCGCCTAAATCATGGTATTTTTCGTATATTTCTCTATACATTGCTCTTTCCCTTGCTGTTAGCGAACCTCTCTTTGAAAACTCATCGCCCCTCAACACTAGCCTTGCTTGGACTTGTGCTAGTGTTAGCGAAACAAGTTTGTCAAACTTCTCAACGGGTATAAGCTGTCTATTCCGTTCATCGTGTCTTGTTACTAGGAACTGTACAAAACTCATAAAGCTACCGCCTAGCAAGGTAGAAATAAGTGTAACTACCCATACATACCTATCCACCTACTTACCCCCTAGCTTTCTAACTCCATAAATTCTCACAGGAACTTCCGCAGCGTCGGAATATGCGAGTGATGGTGCACCTTGCGACTTATATGCTCCACCACCAACTGAAATTATGTGGCTAGAACCTGAACCACTACTTGCAAAGCGTCTGCGATTACACCAAAAGTTGTTGGTGTTATTCTCTCCAATTGATACAGAACAATGATTTACTGATTCGCCCCTTTTTAGTCTGAACGAACTGTACGCAGTTTCACTCGTATATCCGTTCGTCACAATCACATATTCGTTATAGTCACCACTAACAGAAATAGACTGCGAACTGAAACTAGCGGACGGAGACGGATTTTCCCATAAAATATCCATGACTTCCGCTTTCTCTAGTTTACTGTTAGTCGCAGCAAGCATGTTCTTAATTGCTTTGAGTGTTTTTACTAAACTAATCATTTACTTTTCTCCTTTACACACACATACACTATGCGGAAATGTTGTCACCTTTAAATAATGATTTCAGTTCCATTTCAAGGTTGCTGTCATTAATCTTTACATCGTTTACAGCATACGTTCCGTCAGTCACTCCCTTTTTGAAGTTATCCTGCGTTTCAATCTTTCCACCAATAAATTTTAAAATCGAGCTAATTGCGTTCATAAGATACCCCCTTTTGATTAAATATTAAGTGTGTTATTTGATAGTCTTTTGTATAGTGTCTTAACCTCGTTATCGACCTCTACACTTCCTAGTGTAGCGAAACCCCAATCATAAACAGTTTCCCTAGAAACATTTGTTGCTCCGTCAGATATGCGGTTTAGTTTGTTCTTCATGGCGTCTGTAAAGTCATTTGAGGACAATCCCTTGCCATCTTCCTTGTCAACTTTTAATTCAAAAGAATTAACAACTGATGTAAAAATACCCTCCACATCGTCCATTCTTGCATATCCGCTTAAATCAACACCTTTTTCACCTATGCGTTCAAACTTCTGCGTGCTGTTTATCCACACATATTCGTCATATTGATTATCTTCGCTCTGCGGGTCTATTAGATAATACAGCACTCCGTTTTCACCGCGACTTGGTAAGGTTTCAACAAATACTGAACGAGAACCAAACACACCGCTTATTGCATTATCTATATAAGCCTTTATTGCTCTCGACTGTGCTGCGTTTGTTGAACTTTCAGATAGTATAGGGTCAAACTGCCCTGCGTCACCACGTTCGCCCTTTACCCCTCGAATTACACCAGTAGTGAACTCGTGTCCGTCCTCAAACACTAGAGTTAAAGTGTAGTCACTATTCTGCCTAACCTCTTTAATCCCTGCGCCACGTTCGCCAATCTCTCCCTTTTCACCTCGCAAACTAGCGGAATGAATTTCAGCACCATTAGTCAGCCTAATGTTCATTGTGTATCCGTTAAAATCAATGTGTTCAATGCCTACACCATTTACACCATCAACTCCATTTTTACCATTAAAGACTGTCGCTGTTGTTGTGCCGTCCTTATCCATTGTTGTTACTCTAACTCCGTTATCTAGCTGTTCTACTTTAGCCTTTGCGCCAACGTAAAACCTATCTTGGACTTTAGGGGTCATGGTAACACGTTCTGTGTTTTCGCCAATATTTAGTGTTATCTCGTTACTCATAACGTATCACCTCGTCAAGTAGTGTAGGCTCGAAATTAATCGTTTCTATATCCGTTTCCCCTCTGTTGCCTAATTGGTCTATCCAGTTAACTTGAACCCTTGCAACTCCAGTGTCAAACCCTAGTGTATCGCTTTGAGTTAGCGATACACTTATGACACTTAATGGCTCTCCACTTTCATCAACTTTGTTCTCAACATCAATATCATCGCCAGTCTTTGTGAGTGCCTTTCCATCTTGCTCAAAAGTAACGAAAACCTTGCACTTCTTTAGGCTCTTACCACCTACATTTAATGTGTATATAGGTGTTGTTCCTCGTTTTACTGCCATTAACTATCCCCTTTCTTCTTCTTTGGTAGTGGTGCTTTTGGCACAACACTATCTAGCGATACCTTTGTTCCCTTTGATAGAGTTGAACTGTTCGCCACCTTGCCATAACTCTGCTTTGTTGCCTTGAATTTGCTAGGCTTGATTGGTGATTTAACCTTACGGCTCTTGCCACCACTCCGTCTAAATCCGCCACTTCTTCTTTTGCCGTACCGCTTGTGGCTCTTTCCATATCCACCACTACCACCGCCATAATGGTATTTTTTGTTGCTGTTGTTTGCGTCAAATAAGGCTCTTTTCTGTTCTTCTGTTAAATCGTCTCTTGACGCAAGATATGCGTTCATATCTCGCCAATATGGGCGGTTGTAATGCTCTCCGTTGTATCTAGGATTGTTACTCTTAATCCTTGCGTCACTTTGTGTGCCTGCAACAAAGTCAGCAGCTTGTTTCTTGGTGATAACTCCGCTATCAACAAGTCCTCGCATTTTGGCACTCAACTGCGTGTATGCCCAATCAGCAGCACTCTTGCCCTTAACATTTACATACACGTTTTTCTGTGCGTTCTTGGTGTTAAACTTGGTGTAAACAGCTTTCCTCATTTCGTACTTGTCGCTGTCACTAGCATGTATATAGGCAGGCTGTTTAGCTAACCACTTCATTGCGTCATTGGTACTTTTCGCCCCTGATAGTTCCTTTAGATTAAATTTATCTTTCATGCTGTATGACGGCACGTTAGGATTTCTTAAAGCACCTTGCCTATTGAAGTAACGGCTATCTAATAGTTGTTCAACTACCTCTTTTCCGTCTTTTGCACGAGTTTTGTTATACTCTGCACGCTCGAACCTGTCTAACTTCATGCGGATTGCATTTTCCTTGCCTAGTGCTCTCGATATATTTATTTCGTTCTTTGTCAGATTCTTCGGTAATATATCTCCTGCACGGCTGTTTTCAGGGTTAATTCCCATTGCTAGGTCAAGTGCTTTCTGCTTTCTGTAAAGCCTTACGTTCTCTTTGGCAACATCATCGACTTTAACATCAGTAGTAGGAAATGGATTGAAAAATGCGTCAAACACTCTCCACGCTCTATCCTTGCCGTTCTTAACCTCTCCAACAACATTTCCGTTTACATCAACTCTTGGGGCAAGATTTCTATTAATACCCGGAATTGCACCAACAATGCCGTTTGCAAAGAACTCCCAACTGTTACCACCAGTAGTGCCTGCTGTTCCTTGATAGTCAAAGTCATAAGGTGCTGTTGCCTTTGAAATTGACCTTGATATGGCTGGTATATACTGCGTTATATACCCCTTTACCATTGACGCAACAATCGCTGTGAATGGGTTTTGGTTTTTTGCTTGCTTAACATCGTTTATCGTATCGGTAATACCAGTAAAGCAAGAGGAACTTACTATCGGTTCTATGCAAGCACCAACAACTCCAATGAACTTGTCTAGTCCGTCAAACATGTTCATTCCGTCCTCTGCATTGTCACCGCCATATAGGACTTGTCTTATTTTTGCACCAACAAAGAACGAAGCGGAAATAGGTAGCGATAAGTTCAGCTTAGTTGATGTAGTCTCATCACCCTTTTTGTGGACTATAGAATAGTCTTGTGCGCCTAGCCCTTTATAATATTTAGCTTCCTTTTCATCGGTGCCACTATCGGTAATGACGGAAAAACCGTCTGATAAGTCAGGGTCATAGCCTTGCATGTTAAAACCAACTAGAAACGCCATTGAACCAGTCGCACCTCTACAAAGTTTGTTAGCTGCTTCCATGTATAAAGGCTCAACTTCCTTTTTTGCGATTGCTTTTATCTTCTTCTCGACACTTTCAGGTAATTTATCACCAACTTTATACCCATATTCTTGGACTACCTTTTTGTAAACCTCGTTGTATTGACGTTTTGCATGTGCGAACCTACCTAGCCCCTCAATTACACCCTCAGGTGTGTAGTTCACCATTTGCTTTGTTGCATTTAAAGGTGTCTTGATAAATGGGAACTTGGTAGAAACAGCTAGAGACGCTATGCGTCTGCCAAAACCTGCATTTTTCTTTAGTCCTACCGCAGTAACTTGATTTAACCAATCAGCTAACTTATTCGCTTCACGATAAGTTGCTTCTTTTGCTGATTCAACAGCATGAAGTCTTGCGTTTTGGATTAGCTTTTCTTGTTCTTTTTTACCCACCTTGTCAAAGTTGTGTAGCTTTAAATAGCTGTAAAACTGTTTCTTGTAGGCAAATGTAGCGAACACCTCATCACCCCAATTAAGGGTCTTTCCACGCAGTTCGTTGGCAACTTGAACTACTCTGCCAACTTTCTGCATACCGCCTCGCATATCACCAGTACCCTTGATGTACTCTCTACGGCTTAAATCTTCTCCTGCAATCTTCGAGCCGTCAGCATACTTAACCTCTGCATTGATTAATTCGCTAATATCAGCTTTGATGTAGTTATCAATCTCCTTGCCGTATGTTTTTACGGTATTCATGAATTTTGGCACTTCATCAAGCCTTACGAACCCTGTTTTTCTCTCGTCAATAAGTCCTGCTTTGTGCATTACACCTTCAAGGAAATACTGTAAATCATCTTTCACGAATAATGCCGTTGAGTTTACTGCGTTACTTATGATATTTATAGCATCAGTTTTTGGGCTTGATAGCATGCTCAAAATTCTTATATTTCTCAATGTCTGCCCCATTGTAAAGTCCGTATACTTCATACTTGACCTATATATTGCGGACACCTTTTTATTTAACAGTTCCTCGTTCTGTTCGGTCATTATATCTTGCATTTTGTGTTCATAGTTTGGAACACGGCTCTTTAGAGATTCAAACGATATTCCACCGTCCTCTGCAATCCCTTTTAGCTTACGTTCAACAATGACCTCTCTACCCTTTGGTGTTAGCCACTTCATGCCCTTTGCAAGTGCACCAAATTTACCCCACTTGTCCATCATATCTACGAGAACAAGTGATACGTTCGCAGCTTCTTGGTGCATGCCTATTTTTTCAAGGTGCTCTTGTAAAACGAGTGCGTCTGCTAGGTCATCAATCACATATCCACTCCTCTCATCACGATACTTTTTGATAAGTGAGTGATAAACTTCGTTAGCATTATCCTGAACTCTGTTTACTGCCTTACCATACTCTAGTTTTGCATGGCTTACATCATAGTCAGCAAGTCCTCTCGCTCTTGCGTCCTCTAATAGTTCACGGCTATATGCACTCTGTGGTCTATTCAGTTCGCTAGTTAGTGCCTCTGATGTAAACTTCTCCTTTGTCCTTGTAGCCTTAATATCCCTTGCGTTCTGTTGCATTTCAGCGTCGCTTAAATGGGATAGATTCTCGTTATGCTCCCTTGTTAGACGTTCCAATTCCTCATCGCTAAACTTTGGGATATTTACCTCTTTTTCAAAGTTTGCGTCAATCCTTGCTTTAGGCTCTGTGCTTGCTTTTGCATGAATATCATCAACATGAACGTGGTTATTTGCTAAATCATCAGTAAAGTTATCCACGTGCTTAACAGAGTTATCCACATTAGCGACAGGCTTAATATGCACATCGTCAGCTACATTTTTCACCTCGCTAAATGGTGAATTCTCAACGATATGCTTATATGCGCCCTCTCTATCACCACTATGTGCTATTCTTTCAGCTTCACTCTGAACGGCTTTCGACCTTTCTAGTTTTGTGTTGAACTCATTAAGTGCGTTCTTCTTCTCGTCTAGGTCTTTTATACCCTCGATAGCCTTGCGTTCCTCTTTCATGCGAGTGTTCATCTGTTCGATTGTTGCCCTCTCATCACTTACTGATTTGATGTTAGGCTCGTTAGACATGGCACTTGTTTTTAGAGGTGGTTCATTTTTAACTCCCTTGACTTTTTTCTTTGGTGCGTCAAAAGGTATATCCTCATCAAGGCTTGCGTATGATTCAGGACTATCCTTTGTGTACGGTGTTTCACGAATTAAGTCGCTGTTATCACTAACCTTTTTTACAGAAAAATCGTCCTTGTTTCTGATTAAGTCAGATACATCGTCCTTTATCTTGTTAGGTTCAAGATTTACGGAATTTTCCTCATTTTTTAAAGGTCTTATGATACCTTTGCCCTCATTTTCTCGCCTTAAAACGGAAATTTCAGGCTCGTTTTTTTCGGTCTTTTTAGCGATTTTCTCGCCTAGTCCGTCTAATGATTCATCAAGCTGTTTCTCTCCCTTTTTAGCATTATTCTTGCCTATCTTTTCGAGAACACTATCAACATCACTTGCGGAGATATGTTCATCAGCAAGTTTGCCTAGTCGGTCAAGTTCCTTTAACTTCTTTCCTGCTCGCAGTCCTCTAACAACATCGCCACCTAGAGTAACTGCTCCACCCAATCCCCAGTTTAAAGCAGCATTAGTAGCTAGGTTCTTCTTAAACTCTTTTGCATTATCAGAATCCGCATATGCTTGCGATACATCATCAATTGCTCCTGCTGTTGAGTTGATTGCTGCGTCTGCACCTAGTTTATCGGCTAGATAAAGTCCATGCTTCATTGCCGCTTTCTTTAGGTTTTCTTCTGTAACCTTTTCACCAACTCTCATAAGTTCTTTTCTAGCAGCGTTTTTAACGAACCTAGAATTGGCAAGTTTCTCGCCAACCTTTAGCCTTGCTCCGTTAACTACGTTTGGGGCAAACTTCTTGAATAGTGCTTTTGCAGGTTCTTCTGCCGCACCAAAAGAGAGTGCACCCATACCTAGTTCAGCGGCTACTCCTATTGGCTTTGCTAGTGCACTAGAGTTGTCACGAGCAATCTTTGCAGCTTTCCCATCGTCTCCTGCAAGTTTTTCAAGTCCTTTAATACCTGGTATTCCCTCAATTGCCTTATTGGAAATATAAGACGCATTAGGGTGTTCCTTGGCGTTCGCTAACTTGATTCGCTCAACAGCTTTCTTGTCAGCAATTCCGCTCTTTAATGCCTGTCTATCCTTTAAAAGTTGTTCCCTTTTTATAGCTTTTCCATCAACCTTAACAACCTCATTGAGTTTGGCTTTTTGTGCCTTGTTGAATACGGAGATAGGTGTTTCGCCTAGCGGTAAATCGGCTTTCATAGGGGTTTTCATTGCGTCCTTAAAAGCCTTTGTACTCTCTAGTTTCTTCCTCGCTTCCTCTCGCTGTTTCTTTTCTTTTTCCCTATCGGCTTGTGACTTCATTATCTGCTGTTGTTTCAGATAGTTAGGGTCAGCATTTTTATTAAAAGAACGAGAAAAAGGGTTGCCCCATTTTTCTCGGTTCTCTTTCTGTAGTTTCTCAATAGGGTTAACAACTCTCTGTCTAAATGCGTCTCTTACATATGATGTTCCCCTGTCAACATAATTATTAATAGTTTTGTCAACATGGTTTACTGCACTACGAACAGTCTGCTCTTTATCAGCAAACCAACTTCTCACCTTGTTGAACGCTCGTCTTAAAAAACCCATTGTATAACCTCTTATCTAGCTACTCTCCATGCACCATATTTGTTCTTGTACATATTTACACCTATTGGTGTGTTTCTGCCTTTACTCTTTTTAGGTGAGTTAATGAGCAATCCTGCTCCTGCTCTTAATGCCTCTTCTGCTGCGCTTGCTGCTGCGTTGGCACTTGCACTAGAACTCGAACTACCATAACCACCTCGTCCACCGTAACGGCTTCGGCTGTAACCGCCTCGTCCACCGCCACCGCTTCCGCTAGTGCCTGCGAGTGCGTTCATCGCCTGCTGTGCTAATGCAATCTTGTAATCTTTGTTAGGGTCACTAGATGATGATAGCTGATTAATGAGTGTCTGATACTCGCCAACAGTCTTAAATCTTCCAGTGATAGAGTTAGCAAAATACTGTAAATCTTTCTCTCGCTGTTCCTGTTCCCACTTTCTCTGATTCTCCATCTGCGTCAGATATGCGGTGTTCAGTTTATTCTGAAATTCCTCGTCATAACTCGTTAGCTTGTTAGCATAGTTGTTATTAATATCATTAATTGCGGTGTTTCTGTTAGCTTCGTTAGTAGCAACATTGTTGCCGTAATTCGTCTTTAGCCTAATTAGTGACGATTCAGCCGCTCCGCCATTTACACCTAGTGCATTAAGGCTTTCAGGTAACTGCCTTGATTGCTGCATGTACTTGATGTAATTCTGCTTTGCCGTATTGTCGTAATTAGCATTGCTCTTGTTTGTATCATTAGCCTTATTAGTTTCAAGCTGTTTTACAAACTGATTCCTTAAATCGCCCTGCTGTTTAGCATACTGATTGTAAATCTCTGCGTATGGTGAACCACCGTTCATAAACGAGTGAGTATTTGCTCCACCTACTGCTACACTTGACATGTTTATTCCCCCTTTCTACTCTGCTTCCCAACCTAGTGTCTCGTACTTCCTCAACACTTGTGGGGCAATTTCCATTGATGTGAAATCTCCGTCAACGTGTTTAGCTAGATTGTTCACCTTTTCAGCTATTAGTTCAGGTAGTGCGTCAAATACTTTCTTATTTTGTAGTGCTGTGCCTGTTAGTGTTGTATCTGCCGCCGCTACATGTTTAGCCGCAATCTCCGCAGGGGAAATTGTATAATCTGTTTTTGGTATTCCTGCCATCGTCTCCCCCTTTTACCTTTTAGCTAAATCTCCAATGGTATAAGACTTAACAACATTCGTTATACCAAAAGGTTCAGCTTTGTTATTCTCTAATATGATTTGTAATCGCTTATATTTTTTTATTTTCTTCTTCATGAAAAAGTCAGCAGTTGCTGTGTTACCGTTAAATGCAAACCTTGAAAAATCAATGCGTTCAAAAGACATCATATCCGCTGTAAATTCGCCTACATACTGCCTTTCGTCTCCGTTTTTAACGAGAGTTAGTTCGCAGCCAGTCTTGTAATGTGGTACAAGTGTTACAAATGAACCTTTCTTTTGTAGTGTTTTCAGCTTTGACGGATAGCCGTCATCATCAAATGCGGAACACCACATAGCCTTAACTGGCTCTCCAGTCCATGAACCGTCTACAAGTTTTGCGTTGTCTAAATATCTTGCTGTTTCGGATAAATCATCATTCCATGTATAGGTGTGGCTTTCATCAGCAAAGTACATTCTGTTTTCAATGACAAACATTGATTGTATGTTAGGTATATTCTCAAAGAAATACCCCTCATAACTGCGGTCACTTCGCCTATCCGTTGATTTGTGCCTACTATCTAGCACATACATGCGTGAATTTATAGCTACATAGAAATATTCTTGCCATGCACAACCAACAGCATTTTCGAGGTGTTCCTCTCCGCACAATGCACGATTAATTCTTGCGGAACGATTAACTGCGTATTTCTCGCTCTGCCAATTCGTCATTATGCCAAAAAGTCCGTCTCTCGATAAAAATGTTGGCTCGTCATTGACTATCCCTATACACTTCTGCGATACCGCCCCAACCCCTGCATTTGAAGCTTTAACACTATACTGTGTTATGTTGTTATCCTTAATCTCACTTGCTAGGAATATCGTATTTCTACCGTTATCCTTTGTGATAATTGCTAGATATGAACTAGAACGTGTATAGCACATGATGTTGTTATCAACATCAAAATAGTTAAGGTCAGGAATACTGAACGGATTGTCAACATCGGAATAGTGTGTCCTCGACTCAACAGCTATAAATAGCCTTGAATTGAAGTAGATTATCGTTCTTGAACCTAGTATTTCAACTAGTGTCTTGTTGTAGTACCCTCTATTTACACCGTCGACTTGTTCTGTAGAAAACGGTGCAAATGTAATTCTCACGTTAGGCTCTCCACTTACTAGTGGCTTACTTGGTGCTGTTGTAAAAGTAACCTTATTGTCTACAACACGGAAATTATCAGTTCCTTTTCCGTCTAGTGTTTTTCCGACAATGCTTTGTGGTGAACTAGTGCCTACATTAACAGCTTTCCACTTACCCTCACTATCTAACACCTCTGCTTTTACATAGCTACCTACCTTGTCATAGTTCGGAATTTTATACTCTTTCGTTTCTCCGTCACCTAGATATGTAACTGTTTGATAGATACTAGCTAGGTTCTTACTATCAAGTGCCGTTCCACCTAGTCCGTTAGGCTGTAACGATATAACTGTGCTAGGGATAATCTTGTCATTGATTGGTTCGCTCTCGCCAACCTTACCTTTTGACATCATCTTTTCCCCAGTTCCTGCAATCAAAACCTCGTTTGTCACGGTGTCATATCGCACGATAGCATTTTGGGATAGTATGTAAATGTATTTCTGATAGCTAAAAGCTGTATTTACTTTCCCAAACTTTCCGTCAATAGTCTTGATGTGAGTTTCATCGAGAACGTGATTATTCCCCATTTCTAGGCGGTTTATTACGATAGAGGATATATTGCTCGATATTCCGTATTTCTCGCCCCTAACGCTCAATATTGCGTCATATCGGATACCTACAACTCTATATCCGTCACGTTTAATCGGATTGCCACCTAAATCGGAAATCATATTAACCATTTTAGGCGAGCGTCTGTGGTCAACCTCTGTATGGTCTCGCAAATAGTCCACACCTAGTAGTTCACGATATTGTGCTTGTCTAACACTTGGCTGTGATGGTACATTTAGCTTTCCCATTAACCTATACCCCCAACTATCTTGGCTTTCTTGACTAACTTTGCGCTCTGAATAATCTGCGTTTTTAAATCATCGTACTCGTTCCAGTAAATTGTAGCCTTTGTTAAATCATCATCTAGCCACAAATAATGTGCTGCTAGTATTCCAACAAGTGGCTCTGTTATTTCAGGAACATTTATCTTTGTATCGTCCTCAACATCTATCGTTAACGGCTTAAATTTAGGCAGTACCCATGTTTCCTTGCCGTTCTCGTCTTTGCTCGGATAACCCCACTTACCATTTAGATAATCTTCAATCTGTGGAACAACTACCGTATGGATAATGCGAACCGCTCTATTCGTTGAATTTACTGCTATTCGCTTGTATTCAGAATATGTGTCATCTTCCTCAAACCCTAAATCTATTAACTCGTCTTTAAGGTCTTTCCACGTCATACTCACTAAACTTGTTCCCCTTTCTTAAAAATTAAGGGCAAGGTTTTACCCTCGCCCTATTGCTCACGCTATGGTAGGTGAATTACTGCTACATCAACGGCTGCATTAGCCTTGCAAACAAGATAACCCTTGTTCTCGCCTGATACAGTCTTGTAATAGCTTGAATCTACAACGAGCGTTCTAACCTCGCCTGTTGCCATTGTGAAATCAAGTCCTGTTCCTACACCGCCTAGTGCATTACCTACTGGAATTGTCACCTTTGGTGTTCCTGTTGTTGCCCTGAACAGAATTACCGTCTTGAAGTCCTTACCCTTTAGGTCAAGTGCGAAATCTCCGCTTACGGACTTAAATGTAACCTTTGCAGGGTCATTAATTGATGTAACTGCCTTTTCTACTTTTACTGCTGCCATTATATTTTCTCCCTTTCTACTCTAGTTACTTCCAACAGTTAAGTACGCTTTATGCATACTTAACATTGATGTTGTAAAGTTCCTTTGGTCTAACTAGCTTTGTGCCAAAAATGATGAAGCCCTTAACTGCGTCGCTGAATGAGTTTTCAGGTCTATAAGGCTCAACATGTGGCTTGCTCTGTGCTAGTGCGATTGCTCTCTGTGTCTTAACCTGAATAAGTTCGTTTCCGCTCTTATCCTTTGCAACGTTATTAGACATTCTGATGATACAGTTGTTGTACATCGACATCTTGCCGTTCTTTAGTTCCTCGCTGTTGTTAGTGTCTAGCTTTACATAAGCCTTTCTGAACAACGTATAAAACTTTGGTGATACAGTCGCTGTAATGGTTGTGCTTGGAGATACATCAGCTAGGTATAGCTGCTCTAGTGCATTATCTAGTAGGTCAAGCACGTTGTCCTTTGTTACTAGAGTTAGTGCGGACTTCTGTGTCTGATTGTCTAGCGATAGATTTGCGACAACTCTATCAATCTCGTTAGAGCAAACCTCTGTTGACTCCTGATTGAGTGCGGACATTACATCTGCTCCCTGTGCCTTGTCAATATCGTCTACCTTGTAGTTAAAAGTAGCGACATTGTTTGCAACTAGAGTTACTGATGTGTCTTCTACTGTTTCAGCACCATTTAGAACTACATCACCGTTCATGGTGTCAAACATTGTTACTGTTGGCTTACCAACTCCCTGAATACGAACGCTATCTCCTGCGTTCTTAATCTCGCCCTCAAACTTCTGATTTGTGTCTGCGGCAAATACGCAAAGTCTCTCGTTCTCTCTCTGAATTTCCTTGCTCCAAATTGTAGCTTTAAAGTTATTGTAAGACATAATAAAAACTTTCCTTTCTCTTATTGAATACACATACACTTAATATCAAAAACACACTATTTTAGCCTTTTATAGTCTCGCTAATGACTTTTTAACCTTATCCCAGTTAGCGTCCATTTCCTCGTCAGTTAGGTTGTCTAGTTCCTCTGATGTGTAGTATTCTCGCTCTGTCTTGTTATCAGCGATTTTTCCCACACCGCTTGGTGCGTGTACCTTTTCCCTTGCTTCCATTTGCTGTGTAGCATAATATGCCTGCTTTGCTGTTAAGCCTGCACCTATGAAGTTGGCAAAAGTTTCGCCTAGTTCCTCTAACGATTTAATGGCTGGGTCAATTTCCTGAACATCACGCAAGCCTTGTGCTATCAGTTGGTCTATTTCAAGGTTCTGCCTTTCCTCTTCTGCAATCCTCACTTGCTCTCGCAGTTCTTCGAGTTCCCTATCCCTATCGTAATCAGCTTTTACATCGTCATACTCTCGCTCTTCGCTATAAGCCTGAGCCCTTAAAGCCAATTCCTCAGGTGTTTCTCCGTCAAAGTACCTGCTTAATGCGTCTTGCAGAATCTGTACATCGTGCTCCAACCCCTCGTTTCTTCTTCGCATTTCTGCAAATGCAGCGTCACTTTCAGTTCTTCCGCTGTTATCAACTGGGTCGGTAGCCTCTGTCTGCATTCCCTCGTCAATAGTTTCCGTCTGCTCGTTCTGTTCTACGTTGTCCTGTGGTTCAGCGACTTCCACATTTTCTCCGCTTTCAACTTCTGTTGACGGTTCAGCGACTTCCGTCGTTTCTGCGCTTGTTATCATGTTGTCTTCCAACGTTCTTTCCCCTTTGCTAAATGAATTGGTATTAACTTACTGTGGCTTTTTCTGAATCGCTTTCTTTTTTCTTGCGTTTCAAGAGTAAGCCTTGCTCTTTTATATACTCATCAAGTTCACGTTTAGCTTTCCTATCGTCGCTTTCCTGTTTACTTGCTTGAGCCTTTGCTTGTTTAGGGTTATCTTCCCAACCGCATATATTCTTGAGCGCATGCATTGTAGCGTTCGGAACGTACTTTTTAAGCATTGCACCCTCAATCAATGTGTCTGCAATCATCGCTTTCATCTTCGCCTCTGCATGAGAGTGTAATGCGAAATATCGCATTACCTCTCGTCTTGGTTGCCCTAGAAAATCAGCGAATCTTGATTTTGTTGGTAGTGTTTTATACTCGTTATCCTCAACCTCTTTAAGGAATTGCTCGAACAACCCTAAAACCTCGTCCTCTGTATGTTTCTCTAGTTCTAGTTTTGCCATTTCCCATTACCCTTTTATTTCTGTGCTAGTTGTGACTGAATATCTTGATAGCTTGGTGCGTTACCACCGCCTACATCGTTGTTTATTTCGTCACTCGGCACGTTGTTGTCAATCGGCTGTTCACCATTTTGTGCTGCCAACATCTGCTGTTGCTGTGCCATTTCTTGTCTCTGCCGTTCTTGTCTAGCTTCCAAAATCTCCTGTAGCCTTTTCTTGTCAATTGTTGCGTGTTCAGGATATAGCTTTACAAACTCATCAAACGTAATCTTGTTGTTGTTGAAGAGGTTCGTTACTTCCTGTTGCTCTGCAACTCTTGATAGTGTTGTATTCTCTGATACATCAATCCTTACTGTAGGCTCAATCTTCTGCAAGTCCTCTGCTGTTACCTCGACTTGTTCAAACCTTATACCGTCAGGATAAAAGGTTTTCCATAAGTCAAAGTACAAAAGCGCAACGTTCTCGACAAACTCCTTGAACATATCAGCTTGCTCGTTGAGTGTTACTTGCTGTTGGTCACGAACGGTTGTTGCCGCTGTTCCTGATACTCTCGATAACTCGATATTACCTAGTGCTGTATCGCTCGCTCCTGCAAGGTCTTTTGTTGTATTTAAGAGTTCATCAGATAGCTGTTTTGCGTCTCCTGCTTGTGCTTGTGGGGCTAGATACGAAATCATGGTGTCTATAGCCTTTGAGTTACCGCCATTAACCTCGATTGTCGCTCCCACCTTGTCTAAATCTTCAGGATTAGCAACCGCTGTTCTGTCTACCGCCATTCGTGGAAATGCAGTCTGCTTAACGCTCTCACTTCGTCTAGCAAGCATTTTGTTAAGTTCTAGCTGATTTGCCACTATCTCTGATACTTCTGATACACCCCTTGCGCTGTTTGGTATTTCTTCCCATACCATTGGCACAATAGGGTACATTGATAGTCCTATGCCGTAATATTCACCGTTCTTACGCTGTTTAATAGGGTGGAGTGGTTCGTAAACAACCGTCCTTGTTGCTCTTGCCACATGGATAACTCCGTCTTTGCGTTCTAGGTACACAAGCGATGTAATCTTGTTTCCCACCTCGTCTTTATTTAGCAAGGTGTCGCTTGTTGCTCCATCTTCACGCAGTAAAGCTATCTCGCTGTCAGGTAGTCCGTTGTCTTTCGCCCTTGCCTTTACGGTTTCAACTCCTAGCCTTTCCTCAATGATGATGTATGGCTGTTCTTGTAGTTCTGATATGTTCTCGTCACCAAATAATATCTGCGTATTATTCAGAATCTGCGGTTTCTTTCTTGTGTCACCACCGTACCAAAATACGTATGAATCACCTTGAATTGCGGCTGCCTTTAATGCTTTTCGTGATATTCGCCCCATATTAGACTTTTCCCACGAAATATCGAATAATTTGCCAATATTTGAACAAACATCAGCATAATTACCAGTTACATCACTAAATATCGCTGTTACATCTCGCTGTGATATAGAGTGAACCTTGTATTTCACTACTTGCTTAACAAAGTTTTGTATAGGCTTATCTTCTAGTCCTGCTGAACCCTTTACAGCTTCCCATTGTTTGCCTATATAAAAGTTCCAGTTCCGCTCTGAATCAGATAGAATACTCTTTTTCTGCATGTACGCTTTTGTTTTTTCGTACTTCTGCCATATTTGAGTAGTAAAATCTGTATCATTCTTTTTATTAAAAATACCCATTTATTCCCCTTTTAAGCTAACGTTATCTATCTGTTCCATCTTTCTTTCGTATTCCGTCTTTTTAGGCTTCCTACCCCTAAATAACAGCTTTCTAGGTGCATTTACGTTGTACCCTATAACGAAAAATACGATTGACATTATCGGAATCATCATGCTTGATATTACGAGTGCTATTTCTATCATCATTCCCCCTTATATCGGTCTTATCTTTCCCTTGCCACCTTTATTCTCATAGTACGCAGGAAACATGAGCTCCATTACGGACTTCTTTTTAACGGCTTTCTTCTCTCCACTCTGATAGATAAGTCTATTTAGTGCTTGTGACATACTATCCACTTGGTCATCATGTGCTGCGTTAGGAAAACTCGAGCACTCATCTACAAAGTCATTAGTGAACCTCTTATTTCTAGGTAGATACACGTTGCCACTCTCAATTGCTCCTAGTATCGCTTGTACTCTCGACATTTTACTGCCGTTAGGCTCTACAGGTATTATTCCAAACAGTTCGTGTCTTAACATCGTGATAATCGCACTACCATTAGCCTTATCCTCTATAAGTGTTGTCATACATTTAGGGTACATCGCCCTTAATCTGCGTATCTCAACTATCGTAGATGGGAAATTTAGCCTTTTCTTTACAGCGTCTACTAGATATAGGCTTGCTCCAACCTTGCCCCATACTTGGATTGCCACAAAGTCGGATTGCTCCGTATCTTTAAATGTTGCGTCTACACTCATTACCCAATCAGCTATTTCAGGTAGTTCATCATAGTATTGCCACCAGTCTCGCTCTATTACGTTACCCTCTTTAGCTGTAGGTCTGCCTTGATAAAGTGCGTTCCATGCCATTGAGCCACTCTCCGATAACATGGTCGCTTTCGTGCCTTGTAGCCACACTTTGTCTTTTCCAATATCAGGACAAAGAGAATCGCCAATCGCTCTACGCAGTAAATCGTTTTCGTCCTCACATTCGCACGGAAAACGCAAATACTTGATGTTATCTTCTTCGTCTAGCAACCTGCCTGCTAAATCGTCCTCGTGCCAACGTGTCATTATCAGTATTACCTTGCTGTGTGGTGCTAATCTCGTTCTAAACGTGGTTAGCCACTCATCATATATAAGGTCTCGCCTTGCTTTTGAATTAGCTTCTGCTCTGTTCTTGATAGGGTCGTCTATTATCAGTAAATTCGCCCTCTGTCCAGTTACCGATGTGCCAACTCCTGCTGATAACATACCGCCGCTATGGTTCTCTAGCTCAAACTCTTGCGTTTTACTCGCCTCTTTGGATATTTCGATACCAAATATTTCTTTGCCAAATTCAACTATTTTTCGCTTGTTTCTTCTACCAAACCTAATTGCAAAGTCTTTGTTGTACGATATTTCTATTACCCTGTGTTCAGGGTTTTTACCCAAATACCAACTAGGTAGTGTCTCTGTTATTGTCTGGCTGTTGTGCGTTGGAATCATCTTTTTCCCAACTAGGTATATGCCACCCTCAACAGATATACAGTTCCCTTGTACTGGCTCTATCTCTTTTACACCGCTAATAGCTATTCTTCGCTGTTTGGAAAACTCCTTTAGCTGCTTTCTAGCTATTCTGCACGGTATTTCTTCTGTTGGATTGAAACCAATTACCCAATACGGACGCTTGCCAACGATACCACTTGTGCTTACTGTCGGCTCTACTCTGCACGTTGTTGTTCGCCAACCAAACGTGGATACTAGCTGTTCAAAACTGTCACGCAACTTTTCTTCCGCAGTAGTAAACACTATTCTTCTGTGTTTTTGGTCTACATACCCATCTGTGTCAATGAGACCTGCTAATAATTCAAGCCTCTGCTGTTTACTTGCTGTTAAGTATTCTTGCGGTATATGTTTCTCTACTCGCTCTCGCTGGCAAAGTCCATATTGTCTTAACTGTTTTGATAAACCCTTGTAGTAGTATGTGATAACCCCTGTATCTTTATGTACATGCCTTGATGTTACTTCGTATTTACTTTCGCACTCTTTCAGTACAATCAAGTCTTTCTTGCTAGAACAGATACAACCCTTTGTGTTTGTTCCGTCACCTAGCCATGCACCCATTACATAGGGTTCTACACACAAGGCTTTATTTTCGCCTATGAGCGGTTTTATATGCGGAAGCATAAAGTTATATCTATGCCCCCTCTTTCGCTCTTGTGAGCCATAAGAAACTCGCTTCTCGATGTATTCCGTTTCTCTTGTGCGTTCACGTTTTACAACCCTGTCATACACAACCCACTCGTGCTTATGATGACACTTTATGGTTTCTCCATTGGTAAAGGTTATTTCTCTGTCTGCCACATGTTTTTCAAATACATGTGTTACTTTTACCCACTCACCATTTAATCCAACCACTTCATCACCAACGGCTAAATCACCGTGCTGTTTCCAACCATTCCTCGTTAAAACAACCTCATCATCAGCTATCAGCTTTCCATGTTGCGGCGGCGTGTGTATGACTAATATCTCGTATGGTGCGTCTGTCTTTCGCTCTATAAAGTTCTGTACATACTTGCACAAGAACCCATGAAATCGGCTCTTTATCCATGAACCACTATGTACATACTTTACGTACTCTGCGTAATCTCTCCGCAGCACACCTCTATATATTTCAGCTTCATTCATGTATTCCCTCTTTTATTTTTTTTATATTTTTTTCTGCCCACTTGCTTTCTCTTTCACACACGTTTTGGGGTATATACCCCATGTTTTCAAGTGGTTTTCAAAATGTAGATGTACTGTATATATATATATACGAATAAGAGCCAAGGGCTGGGGTGGAACGGGTCGCCCACTCTCTCCCCCCTACGTATTCGGCGGTTTTCTTGTTGGTTCAAACAAATAATATTGATGTGGTCTCGCCCAATAATGAGGGGGTGAACACATACCACTTGCAATTACTACATTGTAAGTGGTACCTCTCTATGTTTGAACTATTCCCTAAATTGTATTTTTCGGAATAGTTGCCCTTATTACCTTTAGGTTATTGTCAACCTACACGATGCTTTTTTATTTCCTCGTTGTTGGTCGCTTTCCGTCTGTTGCGTGTATATCTTGCTTCCGTCAACCTTTATAGATTAATTCCTTCGTTGTTGGTTGCTCGTCCGCTGTTGCGTACGTTTTCAATCCTTTAGGTCTTTAAAAAGAAAAAAAAAAAAAGAAAAAGAACTGATTAAGCTGATTGATGAATTAATTAAATCCTTGATTACTTCCGCCCCACTCGCTGACGGCTAATTAAGAGCATTAAAAAAAAGAACCTGACGCCGTGTGTTCGGCTCACGTTCTGAATAATTGATTGATTAATTGAGTTGTTAAATCAAAGGCAGTTAGATTGATTGAGCGAGTGCGGTGTGCGTTCGCCTAGTCGCTACTAGTTATATATGCGTGTGTAGGTGGTCGCCTGCTCGCTTGGGCGGAGTATATCGCTCTGCTCGGTTCATTTCTTACTGTCTAGGTTCAATTATATGGTAGGTTCGTTTATCTTAATCTGTCAAGCAATAATTTAAAATATTCATAAAAGAAACACATGTTTGCTGATTATAGAAAAACAAAGAAAAACATAAAAAAGATTGAAAAAACTATTGACATTATATTAGGACTAATATATAATATAGACAAGCTAAAGAGAGTTAGCGAACAACTAAAAAAGCGGACTGCTGGAACAGCCCGCAACGCTCAATTCGTTATTACCCTACTAAAGTTAACAAAAGAAAGGAGCGTTACTATTTTACAAGATAGTAACAAAAAAATCAAATGAAATTCAAGACAACAAGAAAAGCAGTTAAGGAAAATGGCGGCGTTATCATGGAAGTTAACTATTGCGATTTACAGACGTTATTAAGAAATATCGACCCTATCGCCTACACATGCGGAGTTTACGGCTGGAACGCTGATATATACGATATAGACGGTATAATAATTGTAACTGGATATAGACCATTTGGAAATTATAGCAATTATGACCTTGTTAGAGAATACGAGGCAAAGGCTCGCAAGATTGCAGAAGATTATCAAGTTGACTGGGAGACACGCAGAGACGCAGTTAGCAAGCTATTAGATGAGTTTGTTAATAAGGTTTACGAACTAGCAACAGCTAAATAACTATCTAGCAGCAGTCACACAAGGAACAGCGAGGGAGGTTAAACAATGTTAGTGCGCTTTGAACATACAAACGGTGCTAATCCATACATTGCAACAAGTAATAAAAAAATGTTTGAAATGTTTTGCAATTATTACACAACACAATTAAATTCAAATTACTTTGTTGTGAACGGCTTGAGGCAATGGAACGGGAAACGAACAAGACAAGGTTATAAAGAATTAGTTAGAGCTATAGCGTTAGATTGGCAGGGTGATTTTTCACAGCATCATTATAGCTATTGTGATATAGCTGATTGGGTAAATTTCTTTGAGGAATACGGCAAAAAATACGGTTTATTAAAAGAATTTAGAAAGAATGGCATAATTTAAAAGGAATAACGAGGGGAATAATTCCCCTCGTGGATTGAAAGGAGCGAGACAATGGGAAGAACTATATACACAATCGAAAGATACGACAAGGAATTGAGCAGAAGATTTAAAAGGGACGAAATAAAGAATTATATACCGGGAAGTATAATAGGCTGTGAAGATGGCGCTGAACTTTTGGCACAGTTTGAGAATTTAGACGATGCAAAAAAGGCTTTTGCTGAATATCATTCTAATTATGGTTATGTCGGTGAAAACTTGGAAATTGAGGAGATTTATTTAGAATCACAAGTTGTAGATGAGGACGGAGATTTTATATCTAATACTAATGAGATTGGCGAGTTTGCACCACTTGACAAATATTCACTAGAACAATATCACTGTGATAAGTTCCGCAGCAAGTACGGAATACCTGAACATATGACGGTTACGGCTGAAAATGGCGATTATATAATCGGTGATATGTTCGGTTGGGACGAATGCTTTGATGGTAATGATTTTTATCAGTACGTTGTGACCTCTGACGGTGTGTATAAGGCATATTATGACGTTGATAATGATACGATCATTGAAGATTTAGATTATTCAAAAGCTACACGCATTGAATTAATTACTTTTGACGATATTACTGATATTATTTAATAAAGGAGTTTAAAATGAAATATAAAATTACAGCAAAAGCAAAGATTTATAACAAGGCAGATTTTAGGGAATATGTGCCTGGGTGCACGCAGTATAGTAATTTTGATGAAGTTGAACGTGGAGCAATTGAAACTGCTGAAGATGCTGAAAATAAGCTGTCACAATATCGTAGCTTGATATGTGTAAATGATAATTTCGTCTTTGTGACGGAGTACGTTTTAGATAGTAAGGTTCATGACAGCATTATCGCCCCACTATCTGATGATTCGGTGGAGGCTCTGCGCCTACTTGGGGCGTCTATTTGGAAATTCAAATAAGGGGGGCATTTATGGCAGTAAGTGAAGCACAAAAGGCGGCTACACGTCGCTACATTGATAAAAACTATAGACAGATTAAAGTCAATTTGCCTATAGCCCTAGTAGAGGAATTTAGGGCAACAACAAAGGAGAACGGAGATAGTCAAGCGGCTATTATTCGTAAGGCTATTGAAGAATATCTGGGCAAGTAAAGGAGCAAGGCGATGAAAGTTAGGGATTTTATCGATGATAGCTATGTTTTAGATGTAAAAGGTAGAACTGTACGCATTGTTGACGAGGACGGTAACCGTGTTGAGTTGCTACATATATCAGATGATGAATATATGGGCGATTTAACTGCTAATCTGTTAGATAGTTTAATTGATACAGCTTATGAGTTGGGGCGTGAAAAGGGGCAATTTTAATAATGAGTGGGATAGATATATTTACAAGGGCAATTTGCCTATTCACGGTGTTTGGAGTGCCTATTCTGTTTTTCGTAGTATGGGCAATAGATGAGCGCATTTACTTTGAAAGAGAACTAAAGGCAGGCGAAGTAAAGAACCTTGATAATCTGACAAAAGCAGGGGCAAAATTTCAAGCTAATTGCGTTGATAATGGGGTTGATTATGCTATCTATGTTTGGATAGTTGACCAACTAAAAAAAGACCTTGATTTCATGGGATATAGTCCGATTAATGTTGACGCAGCATTGATGTATATACCGCTCTCAATTGATGAGGTTTTCGGTGGTACAAGCCTACACGATAGGGCTTTAAGGCTGTTTGAAAGTCAGGAGGACTATTTTAGAAAAATGCTGATTGATTAAGCTATGTTGCGGCACTCATGCAAGGGTATGAAACAAAAGAAAAATGGGGTGTATTCTCTACCCCATTTTATATTGCTCGTATATGGCTTATATTTCCGTTTTAAGACGATTTACCGCCTAAATGCTATAAAGGGTTAATTACCGCCTCAAAATTGGCTAGTGCCTTTATTTTCGCCCTCTCGATAGATTCTATCGGTATAAGTGTTTCATCGGCAAGTTCCATATCGTCTTTTTCGTCTACTATCCACCCCTCTAGGATATTCCGTTCAATCTCGGTTATTGCACCAAACCCTAGCACCACCATATCCACATAGTGCTGATATTCTTCTTGTTTTAGGTGGAGTAGTTCGATACGCCTAGTCCAGTCGCTCCGCTCGATTGCGTCAATTGCTACCCTCTTTTCTTGCTTTGCAAAAAGTATCTCACTCTTTAAGGCAAGAACGGCATTTTTATTCTTGTTAAAGTCGGAAATTAAGCCTTTTGTATCAAGTTTAAAGTATTTCATGCTCGTGTTCTTCCTCTGATTCTGCGGCAATATCGAACATATTCGCCTCTTTCTCTAGCTTGTCCGCTAGTTTGTTGGGGTCATGGTATTTCTGCGTGGTTAGTAGGTCAATATCAAGGGCGGTTACAAGGGGATAAATTATCCAATGGTCACTTGTCTTTGACTTAAATTTAGGGAAGTGCATTTCACCAACAATTAGTAGGGGTTCGCCTCGCCTCTTATACCTTAAAATTCTATCGGCAACATCACCATACGCAACGCATTTGAAGAAATCGGTATCATATTTGCCGTCCTCTCTCTTGCTCCGCTTGTTAACTACCGCAAGTTTAAAGTGTGCTATTGATTTTCCCTTTGGGGTTAAACTCTTTGCAGGGTCTTTAACTAATCGTCCAGTTGCAATAAATGAGTTCATAGGGTCTCCTTTCTCTTTTATTTGTCAATTTGTATGGGGTTTTCTTCCCTCTGCTCTCTGATGAGTTTCTCCGCTTGGATTTCGCCATAAGTTTTGGGGGTCTTTGCCCTTTCTTGCTCTTGGCTTATTTCGTCCTTAAATCGCTCTATGCGGTGTTTTCTTGCTTCAATGGCACGTTTCCTCGCCTTTGCCTTTTTATAGCTTCTATGACGAATTTCACGCACTCTATCGCTATTCCTTACTACCCACTCATCATGTTTTTGCTTATTTCTTGCCTTTTTACATTCAGGATTGTCGCAGATGATTTCAAACTCTCTTAATGCTTCAAAGAATTTGCCACACACCTCGCACCTTTTAATCATTGATAAAGTCCTCGCTTTCTGCTTCTACTTGTACCCTTTCGGCTTCCTCGTCAACCTCTTCATCATCTAGGAAAAAGTCCATCGGCATATCAACATCAATCGTGTTTGTGTTAATCCCTCGCTCTACTGTTGGGTCAATAACCTTTTTGATTTCACGAGGTTGATATTCATTTTTGGTACTTGCCTTATACCTCAAAATATCGTTGATTTCGCCCTGCAAGGTGTTAGGTGTTGCACTCCTTGTGATTTTGCCCATGCGCCCTAAAATTTGGACTTCTGAACACACCACATAATAGCTTGTTCCACTTTGACCAGTTTGTGGATTGTGCCATGTTCCTTGATGTAGTACCCCTTGAACGATTGTCTGCTCGCCTTTCATACCTTTACGCAAGGTGTTCGCCTTTTTGCCGTTTGCATAAATTCTGATGTTATCGTAATAGCGGTTTTTTAGCCCCTCTTTACGCTTAAATGCATAAGGTCTCGGGACAACGAGCATGGCACTTGCTGTGGGGGTTTCTGCTTTCCCTGTTTTAATCATCATTGGCTTATTTTGTAAAAAGCCTTGCAAGATTACTGAATTAATCATAGGTTAGTTCCTCTCCACCATCAGGGGCGTAAACATGCTTAACGTGGTCTAAATATTCATGCTCGTTGCAATCGTCTAGTTCGTCATACTCGAACGCTCTATCCACACGTTCCTCGCCCAAAATATCGTCAAAGAAGTGGTGGGGTCTTTGGTGGTCTGATAGTTCCTTGTTCCGCTTGCTACTCATTATTTCCCTCTTTTCTTAATACAGCTTTTCTCTAATGCGTTGTTCAAGAATATATCTGTATTTATCCATTGCGATTAGCTGTTTGCGTAAAACTTCAATTGATTTTTCTGATAAATCATCGGAACACTCCTTTAGCTTAAATTTTAGCTTTGTGCACTTTGCAGCTAAATCGTTATACTCGTTTTCTCGCCTTGTTCGTCTTTCTGCTCTTGCTTTCTTTTCTTCGTATGCTGTCATGTTATTTATCCTCGCTTTCTTTGTACTCGTATTCAAGGTGCTCAATAGGTGCAACACCTTGCAATATTTGAACCTCTTGTGCAAGTTCGATTAGTCTATCGTTTAGATATTCAGTCATTATCTTTTTAAATTCAGGTGTTGGGTTTAAGAAATATGGTTCACCACCTGGGTTAATTGTGTAGCTGTCTCCAACAATAAAAATGCTATCATTAAACCTTAAAACATCTCTAATTTGTACCATTTCATCAATCCTCTCTGATAGTTCCCACCTCTTTTCATGTGACGATAAAGGTTTCTTTAACAACTCTTTGATTTTAGTTATCATCTTCTTCTCCTTGCTACATCTGCACCAACTTCTTTTCGCACCTCTTGTATAATTCGCTCACCATGTATAAGTCCTAGTGATAGAAGTTCAAAATGCGGTGATTTGAACCATTCCTCGTCTTGCTCTACCCTTGCTAGTGCTGTGCCGTCATTTGGTTTCTTTTTTAATCTTCGCAAGGCTTGCCCATATTCATAAACAACGGAACGGATAACCTCTAGCCCAATATTTGCAAACTCTTGCGGTGGTGTATCTTCAAGTATCTGTTTCATTTGCCCATTCCCCTCTGCTATGTGCTTTTCGCAAAATGCGGCTGAACCGTCATAAATCAAACAGCCACATATAGGGCAACGTGCATATCGATTGATTAAATCAGGGTGTAGCCATTTGAGGAATTGCACCATCATATCTGTACCAAACTTTTCCTCGATTTCTCGTCTTGTACCTCGCCACGTTATTCCGTCATGATATACCGCCATATCTTCTAGTTTTCGCATAATGCTCCACTCGTCATTATGGAAATAATGTACGTTACCCTTGACGATACCGCCCATGATTAGATTTCCCTTATATGCTTCTAGTGCCATCTTCCATGTTCTCCATTTCGCATATAAAGGCTAGATTGCAAGCGATGTGTTTGTAGTGCTTGATTCCGCTTTCGTTGTCTACGCTGTTAGGGTCTTTGATATACTCTAGCAAGTGTCTGAATAGTGCATCTCGATAGTCCTCAATCGGCACTTCTTTCCAACTATCAACACTTCCGTACTTCTTGACACCATACTCCCTAACTTCTGCAACATCTTTTAAAACCTGCATTGGTGCAAGTGTTATTTTCGCCTTGCCATTTGTGTCCTTTGCGAACTTACGCAGCTTTTCTCTATCTGCTTTTAGTTCTTCCGTATCATCGAGTGGTTCAATGTCTGTTTTTAGGTTGGTGTTTAACCTCGTTGCTAGAAATGGATTTATGTCTTTCCACGCCTTACTATTCATAAGTTTTGACGGTTTGCAACCATCAGGTTGACACCCAACAGCCGCTCGTGGCATAATCGCCCTTTTATCGTCTGATACATACAGGGTTATACCACACCTTTGGGCAATGTCTTCCCGTGCAAATTCGCTTAGGTGTAAAAGTCCAGACGCTTTATACCCTACCCTTGATAGAACACTTTTCGTGTATTCGTATTCGTCACTATCCTTGCAATATATGTATTCCATATCACTTTTTCTCCTTGTACGGCTCTGTTCTGTTGATTGCACAAGTGGTGCATTTTGTTTTCTTGTTCTCAACACACCACTTGCAAATACCTTTTCGTTGTTCTGCGGTAAATTGCTCCGCTATGCTCATTGTTGTTATCATTTACGCAACACCTCAATCGCTACAAGTAGTCCTATTAGTGCTGTAAATACTCCTATTAATGCTATACCGTACATAATAATCAACATGTGTTTAATCTCCCCAAAATACTGAAAATATAACTATAACTACTCCTATATCGAATATAGCGATTAATCTGTCGGCTAACTGCTTGTGTCCTCTCTTTCGCATAACTGCTCCAACGATAGCCGTTACCCATAATGCAATCATCACGATTAGCCTAATTTCGGTTAACATGGCTTTACCTCTCGTATGGTTCAGGTAACGATAGCCATGCGATAACATCGTCAACCTCACTATCTGTGCCGCTTAAATAAACCTCATCGTCTAAATCAAACGAATCTATCCATACATCTATACCGTTGGTGACCAGTACATCTTCACCAAAACTTGGTAGATTATCTATCCACTGCTCGAATTTTTCACCTGCATATTCTTCTTTTTCTTCTGCGGTTGCTTCTCTAAAAATGAGTTCGTTCCACTCTGGAATTTTGTCATATGCTTTCATAACTTCACCTTTTAGCCCCTACATTTCAATAAGAACGTTCTGCCACTTTTTATAGGCGTCAAGATAGCACTCGTTCTTATCTCCGTTATATGTAATTTCGTAGTACATACCATCTGATACGTTGGTGCTAACTAAAGCCTTTGAGTTCTGCAAGGTTTTACAAAACCAAACGACAAATACATCGTCTGTTGTGATTTTGCCGTTCTTATCAGTTGATTGCACTCTATCGTTGTAGTAGTTTCTTACAAGTTCTTTGCACTTCTTTAAAAATTTTCTTTCGTCCATTGTTATTTCTCCTTTCTGTATATTTATTTATAATTTTTGTATCTTTATACACACCATCTTATCTAACTTATCCACCGCCATGTTTCTGTGCTGATTTGCGATTTGCTTTCGTGGTGTCATTTTGTGATATATGCGTAAAACCGATTTATTTTAGTTTTAAGCGATTTTTATATCTTAGCCATATCAATTATCGACTAACGCATTTTCTTCTCGCTATCGTCAAATTAGACACATTCTCGCACGTTTCTCGTGGTGGTAGTCCACCCCTCAACACGCAGGGTAGATGATTTCGCTGATAAAAACTTCCGTTCTCGGCTCGTCTGAATATCGTTTTTCCGCTAAAATATCAACGATTTGGTTGTCGTCTTGATACGCTTTTCCGTTGAGTGCGTCCAAAACTGCCTTGAGCAAATTGTCAATGTCAGGCTTCTTTGCTGGCACTTCTAACCCTGCTGCCATGCGTTCCCTTGCCTTGTTGCTCGTTGCCTTTGGGATTGGCATGTAGAACCTAACCCTGACCGCAACTGGATTCTTTGTTGGCTCGGTTTTGCCATGCTGAACTTCCCACTCGCTGACGATTAGCTGTTCGTACTCCCTCGTTGCCTTTGGTGTAAATGCGTGACCGCTTCTCGTAACTCTCGGTCTGCCCTTTGGCTTTGGTGCTGTGTGGATTATGAATTTCATGCTTGCCACGCCCTTTCCGCTTTTTCAAGTTCCTGTTCCGCTAGTTTCTGCAAACGCTTTTCCTCGTCCTCTAAAAACTCAATATTGCATTTCAGTTCGTGCCTCTTCAGTCGCAACTCCCTAATCTGTGCGTCTGTCTCTGCCTGAACCATTCGCCTATTGAGTTCGGCTAGGTTCTGCTTGAGTTCAGCTAGTCTGTCGGCTTGTCCGCTTGTTAAAAGCCTTGTGTTTTCGGCTAACTTCCCTCTCGCTCTCTTGATTCGCTCAACCAACTTGACTTTTTCCCTGACATCTGCGATTGACGGTGGGTACTTGCTTGTTTCAACGTGCTTTCTGACTGCGGCTAGTACATCGTCCTTGTCGCAATCTCGCAGTAGGTCATACCACACGGCAAGCTGTGTCTTTCGCTCAATCGGTGTCATGTGCTTTAGGTGCTGCGGATATGACGCATTGACTATGTTCAGCACGTTCTCTGTGTCTTGCTTGTTCATGTTCTCGCTCCTTTCTGCCGTTACCAGTCAAGTCCTGAATACGGCAACGTGTCGCTGTTATTTGTCTTGCCCTGATAGTTGCTGTTATCACTCTTGATTTCGTAAAAGCTAGCCCAACTTCGCTCTAGTGACTGTTCGACAATCTTCACGGCAAGCTGTGTATCGATGTTGCCGTTATCGTCGCTTGCTAACTTGGTTAGCTTGGTGATTAACAGCTTTCGCCCTCTGTCGGTTAAGGGCTTTCGCATTTTTGTTCGCATTTCCTCAAAGTCAATCATTGCGTCTTTGAGTTCATCAGGTAAGTCTTTGTAAATCGCTTTGCCCTTTGGCTCTTTTTCAGCTTTTGGTTTTTTAACCTCGCCACACTCCCCCTTAAGGGGGGATATAGGGGGGTTATTAATACCTAACCTATACTTACCTATCCTATCCTTACCTATGGCGTCCATTTGACGTCCATTGGTTGTCCATTGGTTGTCCATTGGTTGTCCATGGGACGTCCCAACATCTCTTTTTCTGTCTGCTCTAACCTTGGTTTCGGTTAGTTCAACATCAGGCAACATCTGTAAAAGCAAGTCTTTGTAAGCCGTGTCAACCTTGCGGTCTGCCCTTATCTTGTTGTTCTCTTGCCAATCGGTAATGTAGGTGACTAAATCGTCATTTAGGACGATAACGAACCCTTTAGCGACTAGTATTTTTAAATCATCTTCGGTTGCACCAGTTTGATTCATAACTGTGTATGCTTCGACAACTCCGTCATCGTCGGCTTGAAGTCCTAGATGAAAATATAGGCATTGCGTACTAACTGGCATTTTCAAGAACTTGGCAGTATTGATTATTCGTTTTGAGAACATTCTTCTCTCTGCCATTTATTTCACCTGCTCTCTCGCCCTCGCTTCTCGTCTTGCCATGAAGTTCGTTAGGTCAACCTTACAAACAACCTCTCGCAGTTTGTCCTCATCTAGCCAACTTGGGACTTCTGTTTCAAAACTTCTGATAGTTCCAATTGCTAGCCCAAACGCAGTACTGACAACAACTTTATCGCCTAGTTCAACATCGTCATAACAAGCGAACAGGTACACTGTATCTATGCTCTTTGAGTTTTTAAAACTCACATTTACAAGTCTTTTATTTTCAAACATTTGTTTACCTCTCTTTTTGTTAAACAAAGGGTAGTTATCCACATGCTTTTATGAATATTTATACACATTTTCACAAGATTTTGAGTTAGTTAAGTTACGTGTATTCTTTGATATAAAATATAGTTTTATGTGTCTATGCGTATCCCTATCCTTGAACAGTAATAACCGCCCCTGTGTTAGCTGATATATATAAAAACGGCTAGTGTCGCATGCCATGGTTAGTAGATTTAATCGATATTTGAAAGGAGTGTATTTATCGCTTACCACTAGCCGTTTTTACCTAAAATGGAATATCCTCGTCTAAACCCTCAAAGTTCTCCTGTGGATTAAAGTTCTCTGTAGGTACTTCCTCTGCTGTAGGTCTCTCATCTTTACCGTTAGGGTTACTAGAAAGAAATGTTATTCTGTTCACATTTACCTCTAGTCCGAAAATCTTTTTCCCATCTTTACCCTCGTATGAGTATGACGAAAGCCTACCAGTCAAGCCTATCTGTTTACCCTTTGACAAGTACCTCTCCACTACATCTGCGTTCTTGTTAAAAGTGGTACATCTGATAAAATCTGCTCCCTCTTTATCCTTTCCCTCTTTTGGAACTGCAAGGGTAAATCTCGCAACATTCGTACCACTTGTGGTATGTGTGATTTCAGGGTCTTTAACCAATCTGCCTATTAGTGCTACTTCGTTCATCTTCTACCTCTTTTCTTTCGTGTGCGTCTGAATGCTCGTGTATGTAAACATAGACGCTATTATCATTAACGCTATTATCATTAACGTTATTTGCTAACCACTTATCCGCTTTCTGCTTTGATAGGTGTGTATCAACTACTCGTCTTTCATAGCTGTACTCTCCGCTATCAACCTTTTCTTTTATTAGCTTTACGATTTCGTCCTCGTCATAATTCGCTTCGATAAAGTAATAATCGAAACCTATTGCTGACACATGGTCTAGGCTTGCCGTATCTGTCGCATAAAAGACTTTTAGTTTCTGTTTGCCGTCTTTAAATTTCAGTTTCCAACCGCAGTTTGGTACATCGTGTATCAGATTAAATCTATTAAGTGTTAAGCTGCCTACCTCGATATGTGGCTTAAAGTAGATATTACTAACATCTACACCGCACCTTATTAGTGTTTGTACTAGATACTTCGTACAGAAAAACTTGATGCTTGGGTTCTCATATGCAAGCCTTTTTATGGTTGCCTCATTAAGGTGGTCTCTGTGGCTATGCGTGAGCAGTACATAATCGATTTCTAATGAGTTTATTGCCTTATAAGGTACTCCAATATCAATTAGCACTTTATGTTCGCCACAAGCCAAATATAAGGCATTTCCTTTACTTCCAGTTCCGATAATCTTATAGCTTAAATGTTGCTTGCTCATTGTCACCCTCTACAGCCACATCGATAATTGGCTCGCTATCTTCGATTGGCTCGTCAGCCTCAACATTTTCTACAACCTTTTCAATCCTCTGTTCCTGGTTATCGATATATTCTGGGATTTGACCCTCGCCTATAACCGCATTATCTGATGTAAAGGCTTCGTTCATTTCCGTTGACATAATCCCCCACTTGGAAATAATCTGTCTTAACATGGTCTTTTTCGCCATCTCATCAAAGTTGCTAGTCCAAAAGCTGTATGATGTGCCGTTTTTTGTGTCGCTTGCATAAGCCTTTGAATACTTCTTTGCGTGCGATATCATCTTGTCTTTCGTCCAATACATCGCTTTTGAAAAGCCGTTTAGATACTCGAACGATACATAATAGCCAACGGTAGGTCTTAACTCTCTATCCACCTCGTCCTCAATCAGATTAACCTTGATTTCCTCGGTGAGTGGATTCCACGAAATAAGTTCGCCCTCTTTTACTTCAAGAACATTTAATTTCTTGTAGTTGCCACTTCGGAGTGCAAGCTGAACATATCCTTTGTAGCCTAGCTGAAATGTTCCTACTGTTCTTCCGTTCTTTCTATCCTTGTACGGAACGATGTAGTATTGCCCTAGCTGTGGTGATGGTGAGAGGTTAAGGCTCTCGCCTAGTAATGCACTTGATAGAATTGTTGTCGCTTCACACTCTTGTAGTGCAGGCTGATTAGCTACCGCACTTGTTAAGGCTGCTGTAAACTTAATGGCTCTGTTCTTGTCTTGCAGTACCTCATGAATTTTGTTCTGAAACTTGTCGCTACTCATTTTCATTGAGAATGTAGCTGTGTTCTCTCTCTTTGCTATCCCGTTCTTCTGCATGTTCTACTCCTTACTTAATCTGCTTATAGTCATAGTTGAGTTCTTTTAGAAAATCTGATAAATCCATAAGTTCCGCTCTTGTTCCTCTAACTGTGAATGTTACTGAATAAATCGTTTCGTGTTCTTCTTCGTGTGTGCCCGGCTTATTGTCTGTGACTTCCTCAACCTCGTCACTCTCCTTGATTTCTGTTTCCTTAACAATCGCTTTCGCTTCGGCTTCCTTGCGCTCCTTCTCGGCTCTTGCTTCAAGCATTGCCTTGCGTTCTTCCTCTGCCTTTCGCTTACGTTCTTCCATATCCTTAACGGTTGTAAAGGCTCTTGCAAAGTCAAAACCGTTCTCCTTAAACTCTGCGACTACATCAGGTGATGTTTCGAGTGCTCCCTCATATCCCTTCAGGATTTCATCTAACTTTTCGGTAACTTCCTTTTTGAGTGAAGCGAGGCTGTTACTCATACCGATTTTGAGGTTCATATCATCAAACGTAACAAAATCTAGTTTTCGGCTTGCTCTATGCTTTTCAAAGAACTCAACAACCTTTTTTCTCTTTTCGTCCTTTATTCCAGCCTCAATCTCACCTACTTTTGACTTCAAGATTCCGTCACTCTCTGCGTACTTATCCCTAATCATCTTCTTGTAGGTGTCCTCGCACTCGTTCCATGTGGCAAGCACACTCTCTTTGATAGCCTTAAAATCTTCTGCGTACATCTTCGCTTCTTTGTTTAGTTCCGCTCTGATTTTCTTGACTTCCTTGTAGTTATCCTCACTAACTACAAGTGAGTTTGCTGTCTCAATCTTTTTGTCTATTTCTTTTGACACTTGCTCAAACTCTGTTGTGAGTTTGATAGCTTGGTCTATCCTAATCAGTTCTGCCATTATCTACTCCTTTACCTCGATTAGTTCGCCATCTTCTAGCTTGTACCATGTATCTGCTTTGACTTTTTCACCGTCAACAACAACCGCTTTCCAGTCTTTGATTTTGCAATCCCAAATACCTTCTTCGGCAATGACGAGAATTGCGTTCAGTCCACCTTTGACTTTTACACCGTTTCCTCTTGCAACAGATAAGCCATAATCACCAGTTGCCGATTTACCTTTACTTGTTGCCGCTCCGTACTCGCCTGCTGTTGCCGCTCCTCTATTGCCTGCTGTTGCCGCTCCGTACTCGCCTGCT